AAACCATTTCTTTAGACAAATCGGATTCTATTTTACCACATTCTACATCTGCTGGATATTCTTACATCGGTAGGAAGAAGTATGAAGTGCAGGAAAAAGCACTCAACAAAGCAAAATGGATGGTTGATAGAATTGAAAATGGCGCAAAAGTACATTATATTCCTTGCGTTTTGGCTTTACGTGGACATTTATCTCCTGAGTTTGAGAATAAAAGCCGATGCGTTTGGGTTATGCCTTACGAATCAGTAATCATCGAGGCTTCGATATTCTTTAATATTTATGATAAATTAAAGAAAGAGGAATCCGTTATTCCTTTTATTACTGGTAGAAACGCGCTTAATCGTTTTTGGTCTTACATTAACGAAGTATCTGGTTATTTTGTGTCTTGTGATGTTTCGGCATGGGATGCAACTCTTTCTAACTGGATCATGTCTGATGCTTTTGATATGGTTAAAAAAGTAATTCAGCTAAAAGAAAAAGAAGATTTAGTTTTTGAATGGGTTAAATATAATTTAATACAATCTAGATTTATGTTGCCTTCTGGATTAGTATTTTCTACGGAAGGAGGAATGCCTTCTGGTTCTTATCTCACCTTACTTATGAATTCAATATGTAATTGGATCGTTCAAAGATGTTGTTTAATTTACTGTAAAATAGAGTTTTATAAACAATCTATTCTTGGTGATGATAATTCATTCTTTACTCATTTTCTTCCTAATAATTTTAAAGAAGAATATGCTCGTGTTTTACTTTTCTTTTTTGGTTTAAGAAATTCTCCCTCTAAAACTGAAATTTATGAAAAAGTACAAGATAGAAAATTTTTAGGTTATAGAGTTCAGGGTTTACATTTGACTAGAACCTCTGAAGAGTGGTTCGCTCATGTTCTTTATCCTGAAAAACAGGTTAGTAGTTTAGCTGTTTCTTTTACTAGAATGTTCGCTTATTTTATGATAGGCGGTGTTAATGATATTAGATATTATGAGTTTTTCGAATATTTTATGGGCACATATGAAAATGAGCTCCGTGTTCTGAAAACTTTGTTTGATGAATCTTTATTATCTATAGGTCAATTAAGAGTTTTTAAGGTAG